ATTAATAATAGCTCAACACCAGATGATAAATTTAAAATTATAGGTAGATTGGGTGGCCATACATTTGTAATGGATGACGGTGATGTGACTGGTAAAGACCAATTGATGAGATTGCGTACTGGTACTGGTCACATGATTATGATGAATGATAAAGCACAAACTTTATTCATTATTCATGCTAATGGTAAAAGTTATATTGAATTAGGTAAAGAAGGTACGATTGATATGTACGCTATGAATAGCGTTAACATACGTACTCAAGGAGATTTGAACTTACATGCAGATAACAATGTTAACATCAAAGCTACAAAAAGTGTAAACATTAGTGGTGAAAATCTTGCAACTGAAAGTTTAAAACAAACTACTAGTTTTGTAGGTACTACGTATAATGGATATGTTAAAGGTAACTATACATTAAAGACTGAAGGTAAAATGTCAACTGAAACTACAGGTGAGTTTGGTATTAAAAATAAAAACGCTGCCATAGTACTTGACGGAAAAAATGTTAAACTTAATAGCGGTAATCCAACACTAGTGCCTGACACGGTAAATCAAATACCAATCGTACAACATCCCGACACATTATATAGTTCTAGTGTAGGATGGGCAGCTGCCCCGGGTAAACTATCTAGCATAGTATCTAGGGCACCAGCACATAGCCCTTGGTCTTATGCAAATCAAGGAGTAGATGTAAATATTAATCCAGATAGTAGTAAAGCTTTTCCAAGTCCCCCAAGTGCTAGTGTTCAAGCGGCAAATGCATCTGTTCCGGCTGCACCAATTTCAGTAACATCACCTACTATAGCATCAACCTCACCTCCTATGCTTGGCACGTCCAATATGCTTGATTCAGCTACTACTCGCACTATTGCAAGTCAAGTAGCAGTTAACGCACAAACAGACCCAGTTACTGGAGCAGCAGCAGTTGCAGGTGCAGGAATCGTTGGAAATACGGCAGTGATTGGACCATATGGATTAAGTCCGCAACAAATGGATGATGGTGGATTTATTAAACCCGGAGCAAGCAGAGCAGTACAACAATGTTTGGATACTGGAAAATCACTAACTGATAGTTTTCCAGATGCTATTTTTACTGGTAAAAACGGAATTACCAATATCAATCAATTTATAAATGATACCGCATCACAAGCTAGTTGTCTGAATACATTGCTTCAAAAAGCACAAACTGACTTGACAAATGTTGGAGTATTAGATGGTACTGAAAGTGCATCACAAACAGGTGGATTAATTGCTAGTAGTGCAGTACACGGTGTTACTTCAACATTAAATGCAGCGGGATTAAAAGGGGTAGACTCATCTAGTGTAACAGGGGCATTAAATGCTAAACCACCTGCATCAGTAACTGCAATATTAGGTATGATTGCAGGTGGAAATTTTGCTGGATCATTGGTTGATAAAGCAATGAATGCATTCAGTGGGCTTGGTGGACTTGACATAACTGCAAAATTTCAAACCACTGCAGCCTCATTATTTGCTACTGTGACTGCTAAGTTTAAGGGATTCTCCGCTAATGTTCCTCAAGACTTATCTGCACTTAGTAGTGCGGCTGGATCAAATCTCGCTGACGTAGCATCAAATGCTAGCGGATTGAGTAATCTACCTGGTGGTGCAAATGCAGTAACTGGTATAGTAGGTAACGTAACCGCCGGCGTGTCAAATGCAATATCAGGTACGTCACAATTAAATAGTATTGCAAACTCAGCGGCAACTGCATCAACACAACTAGCAGCATTGACAAATGGTGGTGCATCAAGTATAACTAGTTTAGCTACTGCGGGTTTACCTGCATCTGCCGTGAATGCATTAAAAGGTGCAGTTAATTCATTCTCTACTGGATCAGTAAGTGTTAAATTACCAACTGTTGCAAGTAACACAGTAGATTTTAGTAGTTTAGCTAAACAGTCTAAAAATCTATTAGGTGATGATAGAATACCCCCAGTGGATGTAGGTTAAATATAAGGAAATATCATGGCTACTTTTATAGGTTTTAGTACACAACATGCAGACAATGTAGTAACAAATGGATATACTCCGGGTTATACAAATACGATTGGAAATCAAAATCAGGGTACTTCTGTGCGTAGTGGTAACAAATATACAACTACCGATCAAGATTTAGTTATACAAGATTTTATCAATAGTTTGAATATACAACAAGGAACATTACCTGGACGCCCTGATTACGGTACCAATATTTATAGTTATATATTTGAACCAAATACAACTGAAACTAAATTAGCAATTGATAACGAGTTAAAAAGAATGGTATCATTAGATCCAAGAATTGTATTGAATACAATTCAATTAACTTCAACAGATACTGGGATTATAATTCAAATGGAAATAGCAATTAATCCTTTTTTAGATCCCTTAACATTATCAGTTTATTTTGATCAAGCATCTAGCAAAGCTAATTTAGTTACAGGCTAATCAAAAACGCCGGTTTTTGTTACGATAAATATAATACAGAGAAAACATATGGCAACAAGTTCTAGACAATCAAATTTATTTGGTGTAAATGATTGGAAATCAATATACCAAACTTATAATCAAGCTGATTTTCAAAGCTATGACTTTGAAAGCCTGCGTAAAAATTTCGTAGATTACTTACGTGCCTACTATCCTGAAACATTCAACGACTATACTGAATCTAGTGAATATGTAGCATTACTAGATTTAATGGCTTTCATGGGCCAAGCAATGAGTTTCCGTGATGACTTAAATACACGTGAAAATTTTATTGATACTGCACAGCGTAGAGATAGTGTTGTCAAATTAGCAAACTTAGTTGGATACACACCAAAACGCAATCTTGCAGGGCAAGGATTATTAAAAATAACAAGTATACAGACATCTGAAGCAATTAGTGATATTAATGGTATTAATCTTAGTAATTTGTCTGTTATATACAATGACCCAGCTAATTCAAATTGGCAAGAACAATTTAATACAATTATAAATTCAGCATTGGTAAGCTCACAAAGAATAGGGCGCCCGGGTAATAGTCAAACTTTACTAGATATCAAAACAGATGAATACGGAATAAGTATCCCTTCTGGTAGCACTCCAGTTGGTAAGTTTTCTGCTAAAATCGACAATTTAAGTATGAATTTTGAATATGTTAGTGCGACTAGTGTTAACTCAAATAGTTTATATGAGCCTGGCCCCGCACCTTCAAATAGTTTTAATATTTTATATAGAAATGATAAATTAGGTTACGGTAGTGCTAATACTGGTTTCTTTATGTATTTTAAACAAGGTGGACTGCAACAATACTTCTTTACTATAGCAGAACAAACTGTAAACAATGTTGTTAGCATAGGAAATATCGAAGGTATTAATAACACAGACACATGGTTATTTCAAATCGATCCTACTACTGGTGCATACACACAATGGACACAAGTAGAAAATATATACAATACACAAAATAGTTCAACAATTGGTAGCAAATTAAAAGTGTTTAGCGTAACTTCTGGGTTTAATGACACAGTTAGTTATAATTTTGGTGATGGTGTATTCAGTGAAATTCCAGTTGGTAATTTTGTGGCACTGGTCCGTTCAAGTAATAGACTAACATATACGATCAATCCAAGCGAAATGCGTGGTATCACCGTACAACTTAACTATATAAGCAAGTATAATAGAACAGAAACATTGTCTATGTCATTAGGATTGCAATTACCAGTTAGTAATGCACAAGCTCCTGAGACCATTGCAGATATAAAAAGTAGAGCACCACAAAGTTTCTATACACAAAACCGTATGGTCAATGGACAAGACTATAATAGTTTTCCTTTTACATTATACAATTCAATCATTAAAAGTAAAGCACTTAATCGTGTGAGTGTTGGTGTAAGTCGTAACTATGATTTATTAGATCCAAGTGCAAAGTATTCTAGTACAAATGATTTTGCAGATGATGGTGGGTTATATGTAGATGAGACCTCAGGGTTTGTCAATTTCACATCAACTGGTAGTAGTGATATCATTAGTTTCTTTACTGGTACATTGGCAACAATATTAGGTGGTCATCGTGCACAACAATATTATGTTCAACACTATCCATGGGTTAATTTTCAAGTTACAGACTTAGCAAGCGTGTACTATTGGAATCAAACAACTAGAGACAATGAGCAAACAACTGGTTTCTTTTACACAGAGAATGGCCCAGTGAGTATAGGTGTTAATAGCTCCGGGTATGTACAATACTTAACTGAAGGTGCGTTGTGTAGATTTGTTCCTCCGGCAGGATACTATTTTGATAAAAACAATTTGTTAGTAGAAGGATTGCCTGGCCCTAGTGATATAGTTTATATTTGGACTAATGTAGTAAGTGTTAACGGTGACGGTGCTAACAATGGATATGGTAATTTAAGCAATGGCACAGGACCAGTTGTATTAAGTTCATATGTACCAAATGGTTGTAGAATTACTACAGTAATACCTTCATTTACGAACGTAATTGGAACTACAGTAGTACAAGAAGCAATACAACAAATTAATTTAAATAATAATTTTTCATTGGTGTACAACAATACTTTAGGTGCAAATGTAACACGCTGGAGCCTGAGTACATATGAAGATAATTCCGCTTTTGTAACATTTCAAAGTTTAGGGAGTGGTAATTATTTAGTAACATACAATAGTACTGCATATTATTTTGCAAGTGCAAAAGAAGTTCGTTTTGCATATGATCAAGGCAAAGTAATTTATGATCCACTAAGTGGAAAAGTAATGCAAGATACAATTACTATATTAAAAAGTAATAGTCAACCAATCAGTAATAGTCCATTGTTCAATGATATAACATTATATGTTGTTGGGCAGCCAAAAGAAAGTGATGGCTATCCAGATGACTATAGTGTTGAAGTAAGTACAATGAATGGCAGTTTAACTGATGTTATTCGTGATCCGGACTTCTTTACTAAGGTTACCAACTATACATCAGGTAATAGCAACTATCAATACTTTGTTTTCTTACAACAAATTACTGATACTAATTTGTTATCACGTTATGTAATGATTCCTACAAGTGAAATAGTTTATCAATATGGTACATTAAGTGACATTGAAGTTGTTAAATATCAATTCCCAGTTAATACTGTATTCTATGCACCATTTGAAGATAAATTTTATACAAGTGCACAAAGTGCAACTTATGGAACTGTGTATACTGTGCAAGAATTGACCACATATAGTGCGAGAACAGGTCGTCAAGGTTTGTATTTTCAATATCAACATGTATCTGGGGATACAACACGTATAAATCCTGCTACTACAAATATTATTGATTTGTATTTGGTTACAAGTGGATATTATACTGCATATACAAATTATATAACTGACACTACAGGTACTGTTACACAACCTCCGGTACCCACATTAGAAGAATTAACAACAACTTATAGTAACTTAAATAACTTTAAAATGCTCACTGACAATATCATTATGAATAGTGTTCAGTTTAAACCCTTGTTTGGGGCTAAAGCAGACCCAAGTCTACAAGGCACAATTAAAGTGATTAGAAATGCTAGCAGTACTGCGAGTGACAGTGAAATTGCAACAAGTGTATTATTAGAAATTAACAATTATTTCAGTATAGAAAATTGGAACTTTGGTGATACATTTTATTTTAGTGAGTTGAGTGCATACTTGCACAGCGTATTAGGTGACTATGTTAGTAGTGTTGTATTAGTACCGAAAGATCCAAACTTAGTATTTGGTGATTTGTATGAAATTCGTAGTGCACCTTATGAGATTTTTGTAAATTGTGCGGTTGCAACAGATATTGTTGTTATCTCATCACTTACACCTAGCGTATTACAAACAGGATAAGAGTTTAACACATGGTAACAAGAACTAGAACGATTGATTTCTTACCAGAAATTTTTCAAACACGTACCAACCAATTATTTTTAAATGCAACATTGGATCAACTTGTCCAACAGCCTGACTTTAAAAAAGTGCAAGGTTTTATTGGTAGTAAGTTTGGTTACGGAGTAAAAAGCACAGACACATATCTCGTAGAACCAGATAGTGTTAGAAACAATTATCAATTAGAACCCAGTGTTGTATTTCAAAAAACTGGTACCAGTCAGGCAATAGATTTAATTACCTATCCTGGCATCATTGATGCACTTAGAACTGAGAGTGGAATTAATGTCAGTGATAACAAACTTTTTAATAATCAATTTTATAGTTGGGATAGTTTTGTTGATTTAGATAAAATTATTAATTATGGACAATACTATTGGATCCCAACAGGTCCTGAAAGTGTAAACATAACAACAGAAAAGTTGTTACTAGATAGCACATATACTATTATCAACAATCCTAATACATATGATTTTTCAATCAATGGTGCAACACCTATTGTTGGAAATCCAGAAATAACACTAGTCCGCGGTGGTACTTATACTTTTCTAGTTAATCAAGATACACCCTTTTATATTCAAACTATGCCTGGCATCAGTGGTGTAGATCCTACAAAAACAAATGTAAGCACAAGAGAAATATACGGAGTCACCAATAACGGCGTGCCAAATTCTGTGATGACATTTACAGTACCAATGGCAGATGCAGAAGATGGATATCGCTATCCAGTGGGCATAACTATAGATGTAGTTACTACATTAGATTTTAATCAAGTCAATGGACAGTATGTATTTGCTATTGATGGTGTAACAGATTTAGAGAATAAACTATTGATGTTCTATGGTCAAGATCCAAACGCTACTAGTTCAGTAGATGGTAGTATTCTCAATCAAAATCTATATAGAATTAATTATGTACCAACAAGTGATCCTTT